TACTATCGGTACTTAATTCAGATTGAATATCTACTTTTACTTTAAAATAAAGACCTTCAGTCTCATTAAATTCATTTCCATTTATAAATCCAGCAGTTTTAGTTTCAATCTCAAGTATCTTATATTTTTTATTTGTTACCGTGGCACCACTACTAACTGACTTAAATACAATATATTCACCTACTCTTATCTTATCCTTATCAGACTCATGTATTCTAAAATATCTAAATAGACCGTTCTCATAATATAATATAGGAAATACATTATAGTAAGACTTCTTTGGTTGTTTAACAACAATACGATAGTGAGTAGCCCAACATGGTGGAGAACTACTTAGACGAAGTGATATTGTATTAGCACTCACAGAATTTATAGGCGGTACATTTATAGAGTTATTTTGACTTGCAAGAACAGTAGTCATCCTACCATAATCGTCAAGATATACAACACCAAATTCGTAGTCTCTATCTGATCTCCACGTAGGCTTAGGCGCATCAAAACTTGCCTCGGTAGATGTTAACGACAATGAAAAGTTTACATTTATATCGTCACCATTACAGTCAACAATATTTTGAAACTGAACATAATTTCCATATGCAATACGATTTCCTACAACATCCTGTGCCTTTGCCAGTAAAGGAACATTATCGAAAAGACGTGTAACCTGTTCCTGAGAAAGTGCAGAGTATAGCTTGTTATTTGTAAACACTATTCTAAAAGAGGAATCATCTGGAATAGACATTAAATTTTTGTCATATGTATCAATAACTGATACGTTTATAGACTTTGTGTCACGAACAACAAGCTGAATGGCTTCTACAAACTCGCTACCAGTCTCAAATGATACATTTACAGAGTTATATTTATTAGTCATGGATCGGTTATTACCTACTCCATAGTCGTAAAAATAATCTTTAGGTCCAAATGCAACAGCAGAGAATGGAGACAATGAACTATACTGTCCGTCAACATACTTGTATCTATACGAAAAGTACATGAACTTTTCCAACATGTTCGATGCTTGCACATTCGGCTCTCCGCTATCAAAGAAGGGCTGAATGCTCGGTGCGTATAATGGTGGAGCAAGTATCACGTCGATGTCCATATCTATGCGATAGTCATTCACATTGTATGCCTTGGCTCTGGTGATGTTTATTCTTCGTGGTGGATTGTAGTCGTCCGTCCAGAATAAGTAGTTGTCAGCGTTGTTTCCTAAAATGTAGTTTACACCAGTGATGCAGAACTCCTTTCGAAAGTTCAACTGTGATGGCGAACTCTCGTTAAGTTTGTTTGATTGCAACACACGAAACACGTCCCCAGTCTGTGAGTTATACTCATATATTCCGTCAAAGAAATCAGACGCAACAAACCAGTATATAAGGCCAGTTGACTGATGTGTAACGGCACCAATCGTTCGTGCGTCAACAACAGACTGTCCAGATATAGTAGCTAGATCAACCGTGAGCACGTTACCCGTCACGTTCTGAGCCATACCTACGTTGCTACTGCTAGATGTGTCTACGTCAATATTTAAAGCATCTCGGAAAGTACCGTTAGGTACAAGTCTATCATCGAGATCTTTATTCATGATCCCAGTGATAAAAGTATTACTAATATCTGGCATTATTTAATCCATTTGCCTTGACCTCTCAATGTCATGAGGAGCCTAGACGGGTGAATATTACTCATTCTAATTCGTGCGTTACGCAGCTCGGCCTTACGCTCGGTCTGTGTACGTCTTACAATGTATTCGTTAACCGATGTCTTGTTAGTCATCAGCATGTACTTTATATGTGCCTTTACAAATCGCTCTGCAAACTTGTTGATCTGTATCAAGTCATCGTCACCGTTCTCCATGCCGTCAGACACGTACTCGATGACGACAATACTGTTTCCACGCATTGAGCTGAAGTCAATCACACCAGCCGAACGGTTGACACGGAACTTAGGGTTTATGTTTGCCTCAGATGGATCCATACCGTAGCGTGAACCAAATCTATAGCTAAAGTACCATGTATCTCCCCAGCACCATCCCTGGCATCCGTTATATACCCCAGGCCCAAGATATGTCTGCTGCTCAAGACGCTTGATGTCTAGTACAGATGTACCAGTCAACACCTCGCCACTTAAATCAAACAGCACCTCGTTGTTGTTGTCTTGTAGATATGCACTCGCAGATAGAACCTTGCTGTTCTCTGTCATTGGGTATAGAACACCATCTACGTTCAAAGAGATTCGTATGTAGTCCACGTAGTCTGGAGGAAGGATCATCTTAAGGTTGTCACCAACGTTAAGCTCGATCACCTTGATGTTACGCATAGCATCGAAGTTCAACTCCTTTACGGCATCCTTTGCATAATATAACACCTCATAACGCTTGACATTATCAACCAACTTATCTGGTCCTACATTCATCAGCATGAAGTCATTCACGATGTTATGCAATGACACATACTGGTACTCACCCCAGTTCTGATCTGTGGGTGTTACGCCTCCGTTTGTGTAGTACTGATAGTTACTAATGTATGCCATCTGTTATGCCTTTTTTTGTATATCAATTGCCTCCTCGCTCTCCATAGCCTGCACAACAGCATCCTCACGAATAGACATCCCAGAATACTGAAGTATTTTAACCACTAACAATGGGCCGTCAGATACTGGAAGCTCGAAGTCTTGGTAGTCTTGTTGCGATGGATTAAACAACGGCACGTTTCCAACCATCGTGTATGTCCACCTAGGATCCTTTGGTGTGCGTATGCAGTTAATAGTTACGTTGTCTGTTATAGATGTAGGATAAACATTAAATCCATCCTCATCACTTGTATATGCTGGATACTTTAAAGATGGAGCAGTCAACAATGATGAGTTTAAGTTCATTATCTTGTACTGACTGACCTGCTCAATCTCTGCACTCAAGTTGTAAACAAGTCTGTTTATCTTAAACAAAGAAAAATTAGCAAATGGTGAAAAGTAGAACTTACCATTCAACGGATCATAAATCATAACCTCGTTGTTTACCGTAAACGTATTTATAACGTCCTCCATGCGTGCAGGATGGTCTGAATACTCAGACGTGATCAGACGTGCGTTCTGCTTAATTAAATCACGACCAAAATCATAGAAGTACTGCTGGAAAATCTCTAGCTGTGCCTGACGTGCGAACAAGTTGAATTCCTCTGGAGTGATGTATCCACGGTTATCCTTGCTTATGATCGATAAGACGGTATTTCGGATAGTATTAATCATATCTGCAAAGATAATAAAAAAGGGCAGACACTTAGTGACTACCCTTTCAATACATTTCTTGTACTGTTAGTTCAATGCTACACTCGCAATAGTAGTGCCAGTAGGCAATGCAGGAACAATAAATGAATCTGGATTGCTACCAGCTCTATTAGCAGACTCGATAGCATCATAGATAGCATCACGGAATGCAGCTTGTGCAGCAGCAGTTGTAGTTGCAGATGATGTGATACGAACAGAGTCAGTACCAGCAGTAGCACCACCAGCAGCGTACAATACATCAATCAATGTAGGGTCAGCCAATGTAGTAGCAACGAATTGAATGCTAGAAGCATTAAGAAGTGTAACGTTAGACCCAGCGGTCAATTTTAAGAACTTTTCCATTTTTATAGTTTTATTAGTTATATAACACCGCAAAGATAATAAAAAAAAAGAGGCCACAATTTACGGCCTCTATATTTTATTGTTCGTAGTGATTAACTAGATATTGATAGAACTCATGCCCGTCCTCTGTCTTGAACCATGCAGCTAAAGCACTTTTTGGATCTTCTCCCATTGGAACTGAGAACATTCGTTTCTTGTTGTCTTTTAAGTTGTAGTGAAGATCACGACCTCCATTTCGAACGGATACAAAACCATCATTGATAGCCTTTACTCCAAGATCATCTACAAATAAATCTGGATCATCAATAGCTTGTAAGAAATCATCTGGATATCTTTCTGCAATTTGACGGATCTCCCAACGTAACTCTTGAATTGTCATCTTAGACGGATCAACATTAGTATCCTTAAAAATTCTAATAATAGCTACCATCTTGTCTGGTTCCATAGTTCTTGCAGCAATCTTAGCGTCTAGAACTAAATCTTCCCACTTCAACATTTCAGCCGCCTCTTTTTCTGGGTCAAACAATTCAAATAATGTACCTCCATTAGAAACGTTATCTGGATGTATTTCCATGAATCTATTTAAGATATAATTATTCTCTTGAACATTTAAAATTCCATCTTCGAACACAATAGGTTCACAGATAAAGTTTTCATCTTGTTCATCAATAAATGGGGAGTCTTGATTGCTTGCATATCGCAAACTTCTTTGCTTCTTTTTTTCTGTATCATTATAAAGAAGTCTTCGTCTTTTGCTATCTCTAGATTGAAGAATTAAAGATAACGGTGATTTACCAACCAGTAAATAGGTTTTAGTTGTTTTCATTTGATTTAGATTTAAATTAAGAAAATAAGGGGAGGACCTAAATCCTCCCCAGTATTTGATATTCTATTATTGGAACATGAAGAAGTTATTCGCTCCAAGTGTACAAAGTGCACGCTCAGATAAGAAGTGTACCTCCATTGCATCCAAGTCGCTAGTTTGTGCACCACCAGCTGATCCTGTCATCCAAGTCTTGTAACGACGGTCTTCAGTTTCAGATTGACGGTAACGAACGTGCAAGAATGGACGCTTAAGGTTCTTCCCGATAACTTGATCGTAAACAGACATTGTTCCAGCAGGAACCATGATTCCGTTAACAACACCACCTACGATACCTCCACGAAGCGTTGCATCGTTTAAGTATTTCCAGTCAGTCTTGTAGAAGTCATAAGAACCACGACGGAAACCTGTAAATCCAAGGTTAAGAGCCATCTCTTTATCATTGTCAAACAATCCGTAAGATGTACCTCCAACTCCGTAAGAGTTCTGTGCTGCCAACATATCGTCAATAGACAAAGAGAAGTCACGGTTGATGAACAATGTGTTCTCTTGAATAGAACCTTGCTTATCCAAACGATCCAAGATATCATCGAAATCTTGCATAGTTGATGGAACACCACCAGACCATACGTTACCACGACTAGCTACAGCTGTGAAAAGACCCTCACTTCCTTTGTTACCTACGTCTCCAGCAGCTGCAATAGCTCCAGATCCAGCTTCAGCCTCAACGTGCTCAACCATCATCATTTCAAGATAATCTTCAAAACGTAGACGAGTTTCGTGTTGTGACTTTAAGTACCAAAGGTATCCCATTCCGTTATCACCTTCTACTTCAACCCAACCAATTTGAGCCATATCTGATCCAGAGATAGCAAATTTGTCTTTAATGATGATAGGAGAAACGTCAAAGATTTTAACTTCAGCCTCAAGAGATCCACTCATTCCGTTAGCTCCTTTTTTGAACTCAGAACCATAAACGAATGCAGTGATATCATTGTTACCACTATCTGTAATAGTACCACCACCAGCAGCATAGTAAGCTACATCGAATGTCAATCCAGATACAGCTGTAATGATAGCTTTATCAGATTGATTAGCTACATTAGAAGACAAGAAAACTGTCTGTCCAATTCGAAAATTACAC